TACCCGCGGAGCCAAAGTTTGTACGCTTGTCCGAGTGGTTAAAGGAGACGGACTGTAAATCCGTTGGCATTACGCCTACCTAGGTTCAAATCCTAGAGCGTGCACCAACATCTAGCAGACTGAATGCTTCGGTGGCTCAATTGGTTAGAGCACCGCCCTGTCACGGCGGAGGTTGCGAGTTCGAGTCTCGTCCGAGGCGCCAGTCTGAAGGAGCGCAACATGCCCGCACCCATGGTAGAAGCAAACATAGTCGCCGCAGTCAAGGCCCGCGCCATCGAGGCCAAGGCATCCCGCGACCACGCGGACGAACTCCTGCACGTCGATGGGCAAGCCGCCCGTGATGCCTGGGTCGCCGCCGAGACCATCCGGTTCACCGACGAGATCCAAATCCAAGCTCAGGAGAGCGAAGTGGGCCTCAACTTCACGCAGGCCATGGTTGACGAGTTCACCGCGTGGGTTCTGGGGTTCCTCAATGATTGAATTCTACCTACACTGGACAGCGGCTTACATCTGCGGCATCTGCAGTGCAGCCATTCTCCTCACGATACTGGACCACCGCAATGACTAGGACCATCCTCGACTACCTGGAGATCCTGATCTGTCTCCTGGCCTTCCTGCTGGGAATCGCCATCCTAATCCTAAGTTGCGCTTCCACGGCGCTCCTGGATGCGATATCCCGGCCTTTTATGAAGCCCCCCACCTACCGAAGCCGCCTATACTCTGAGTACTCCTGGGACGGCGAATAGATCCTTGACATACAGCCCTCGGCTGCTATAATACCCACTCATCAGGCGCAGTCTCGACGGACGCCGATTAAGGAGTAACCATGTCCCATTGGACCATAGACTTTGAAACCCGGAGCCCCACCGACATCCGCCTAGGATCGTTTCGGTACTCCGAAGACCCCCGGACCGAGGTTATGTGCCTCGCGATCCTGGCCCCCGGTTCCAGCCGCCCTGGAATCTGGCATCCCGCTTACCCTGCCCTGGGAATCGAGGAGTCCGGTGAACAATACCTGGACGCTCTCTTCGCTGGCATCGCCAATGGCGACCTGATCGAAGCCCACAATGTAGGCTTTGAGTCCGCCGTCTGGGAGAACGTGTGCGTGGCGTCCCTCAACTGGCCCGCCATTCTGACCCACCAGTGGCGCTGCTCCGCAGCCGCCGCAGCGTCCTTCTCCATCCCCCGATCCCTGGACGGAGCCTCCAAGGCCCTCCTGGGTGACAACTCTGATCGCACCAAGGATCTCCCGACGGGTGGCCAGAAGAAGGACATGACGGGCCACAAGGTCATGATGAAGGTCTGCAAGCCTCGGGCAACCCTGAAGGCCGACCTGGAGCCCATCGCCGAGCGCGAGGGCGTGGAGTGGAAGGCACTGAACAACGTGAAGACCGTGTTCGCCCTCCGCGACAAGTACCCCCAGCACGCTGACCTGACCGAGGCCATGAACCCCTGGCACGAGAAGGAAGCCGAACTGGAGATCCTCTTCAAGTATTGCGCCCAGGATACGCTCGTGGAGCGCGCCATCTCCGAAGCACTCCCCTCGGGGCTCTCCGACAAGGAGTTGATGGTGTGGCAGATGGACCAGAACATGAACCGCCGCGGGATCACCGTGGACATGGAACTCGTGGACTCGGCCATCGGGATCGCCAAGCAGTGCAAGGAGCAGGCCGACGCCTGGATCCAGGAGAAGACTGACGGAACGGTGACCTCCATCGGGCAGCGGCAGAAGTTCCTCGACTGGGTGAACGCCCAGCCGGGTGAGGGTAGCCTTGAGAACGCCCAGAAGGCCACCATTGCCGATGCAGTAGCTAACCCCTCCCTGTGGAGCAAGGATGCGTTCGCCGCTCTCAAGCTGCGTCAGAGCGTCTCAAAGACCTCGACCAAGAAGTACGAGACGATGGCGAAGGCCGTCTGCACCGACTCCCGCGTCCGGGGCCTCCTGGCCTACCACGGCGCGGACACGGGTCGCTGGGCAGGGCGGATCGTTCAGCCCCAGAACTTCCCCCGGGGGACCGTGAAGGAGGACATTGATTCCCTCTGCACGTCCATCATCGGAAGCAACAAGGCAGACCTGGACCTCATCTATGGGGACTCCATGGAAGTCATCAGCTCCGCCCTGCGGGGAGCGCTGGTGGCGTCCGAAGGCCACGATCTGATCTGCGCGGACTATTCCGCCATTGAGGCCCGGTGCCTCTTCTGGCTGGTTGGCGACACTGCGGCCCTTGATGCCATTGAGGCAGGACGGGACATTTACAAGGTCATGGCCGCAGAGATTTATGGCACGCCCTACGATCACATCACGGGCGACCAGCGACAGATGGGCAAGCAGGCGATCCTCGGCCTCGGCTACCAGATGGGTGCCGAGAAGTTCCAGGACACCTGCCTCGGGTACGGCATGGATGTGAGCATCGAGCTTGCCCAGACCGTTGTGGATACGTACCGCAGTTCCCATCACGCTGTAAAGTCGTTCTGGTACCAATCGCAGGCCGCGTGCTTCGAGGCCCTGGAGCGCGGACGTGGCGGAGACCCGGTCCTCCTGTCAGACGGCAGGGTACAGGTTGTGCACACAAAGGAAGACTTTCTCCAGATTATCCTTCCCAGTGGGCGTCCGCTGTGCTACTATAAGCCCCGATTGAAGGACGTGTACAATGCTCGCTTCGAACGGAACGAGATGAAGGTAACCTTCATGGGCGTCAACTCGATGACCCGGAAGTACTCTCGGCTCGACACGTACGGTGGCAAGCTGACTGAGAACATCGTCCAGGCGATCTCCCGGGACATTATGGTGGAAGCCATGCTGACCCTGGAATATGACACACACTACGTCCCGCTCCTGACCGTTCACGATGAGATCGTGGCGGAGATCCCCGAGGGGGTCGGCAGCGTGGGGGGCTTCGAAAACCACCTTGCCGCGGTCCCCAGTTGGGCTGCAGGCTTCCCGCTCAACGCCGAAGGATGGCGTGGAAAGCGGTACAGGAAATAAGATGAGCGACTCAAAACGGATAAATGGGATCGTGGTCTTCCTCGCGAAGGCCATCCTGGAGATTGCCCTGATGGCGCTCCTGTTCGTGACCGCTCTCTTCCTGATCGGGGGAGAGGCCAAGGCTGGGGGCGGCAACCTGGACTATCAGTTGGGCAACATGCCCGACTGGAACAGGTTCCCTTACCTCTCCAAGATGCTGATAGACTCAGGCATCGACTGTACCGTGAACCAGATTTTTGACAATGGGACGCTCAGAGGAGCCAGCTTTTACACCATCGGGTGTGAGGGTGACAAGGCTCTCCTGCTGCGGGGCGATTCGTACCCCACCGAAGCATTCTCTTGCTTCGATACGGATCTCCCGAGAGGCCTCGGATGTTTCGAGCCCCTGCCCTATGATAAAAGGAATTCCGTATGAGCTGGTATTATTTGGCCATCTACGTTCTGCTTGCCGTTACATCTATCTCTGGCATTGAGTACATCTCCCGCACCACGGACAACGTCACCGACGCCCTCATCAGGAGCGCGCCCTTGGTACTTCTGTCCCAGTACTGCCTCTACTACATTTTCTCCAGCGGCTCATCCATCATGGCTGCCTGGATCACGTTCACCATCGCAATGTCGGTGAGCCGCTTGCTGAACTCTATGTTCGTCTTGCGAGAAGACCTCAGTATCCCGTGGCTCCTGGTTGGAATCACGATGATGACCCTCAGCGGGCTCTGCATCAAGCAGGCCCACAACTAAAGGACAGAGCCGTGGATATCGTAATCGACAACACTGACGCTGCTATGAATCTCGCCATGACTGTATTCATGGGTGCCCTGGAAGACCTCCGGTCTGCCAAGAGGGCCCTAGAAGGTCAGGTTGGTTGCGCCTTGGCCGAGGCCCTGCTCGATGGTACCCTCCTGGCCGACTTCGACAATGAGGAAGCCGCCCGTGCGGTCAAGGGGTTCCGCAAGACCCTGGACCAGTACCGCGACGCCCGACGGTACTTCATGGACGGGACTAGCTCGGCAGTGTATCACGCGAACGTAGTAGGCCTCGACGGCTCCGCCGCCGTATCCCGCGTCCGTGTAGAGTGCATCCTGCCCTGGAACTCCCTCCTCGTGGCCAACGCCGCGGACGAGTTCATGGCCCTGCGCATGAAGTATGCCAACAAGCGATGACCGAGAAGAGCATCGAAACATACGGCAAGAAGGTCGCGGAGTCCCTTGGGGCCTGGGTGATCAAACTTGCGATGCTCGGCGGACGAGGGTGGCCCGATCACACGATCTTCCTTCAGGGGCGGGTTGTGTTCATCGAGTACAAGCGTCCGGGTGGCAAGTTCCAGCCCGGCCAGAAGGCCGTCCATCGGAAGCTCGCCCGGTACGGATTCGAAGTTCACGTAGTAGACTCCAAGGACCAAGTAGATAGGATATTCCATGGCCCGCAAGAAAGCCGCTAGAGCCGCGAAGCCCACCAAGAAGCAGACCTGGGTGCCGCACGCCTACCAGTCCACCGTGCTAGACGCGATGGATGACAGGGGCAAGCTCGCCCTGCTCCTGGATCCCGGCATGGGCAAGACCTCCATCTGCCTTGAGGACTTCCGGCGCCGCCTCGACTTCATGGACGCGAAGCGCGCCCTCGTGGTTGCGCCACTGCGGACCTGTCAGACCGTGTGGCCCCTGGAGATCAAGAAGTGGGCCAACTTCAAGGACCTGACCTGCGCGGTCCTGCACGGGAGCCAGAAGACCGTAAAGAGCGCGGACCGCGTCCAGATATCCGTGATCAACCCTGAGGGGCTGGCATGGATCGTGAAGAACGCCAAGCAGTTCAGGAACTGGTGGGACTGCATTTACGTGGATGAGTCTACGTACTTCAAGACCGCCTCGTCCAAGCGCTCCAAGAACCTGTACAAGATCATCCACAAACTCAGGGGTGGCATCACCTACAAGTTTATCCTCACGGGTACGCCCGCGCCCAACGGCGTCGCGGACCTGTACGGGCAATTCGGCGCTCTCGACCCGAAGATCCTGGGCAGCACGCTGTCTCAGTTCCGGCGAGACTTCAAGTTCACGCAGCGCCATGCGCCGTGGGGCGTCATTCATGAGCCCGGAAAAGAGTCCGAGGACCTCATCAACGCGGCCATCGCGCCGCACTCCGTCCGCCTCGACGCTAAGGACCATCTAAATATGCCTGACCTCGTGCTGACCAAGCGCATCGTCAAGCTGCCCGCGCCCGCCCGCAAGATCTATCAGGACCTGGAGAACGACATGTTCGCCGAGTTGGACGGTGGCGAAGTAATGGCCGTCAACCCCGGGGTCCTGTCCTCCAAGTGTCGGCAGCTGGCCAACGGGGCCATCTACCTCTCGCCCGACGGGGAGGCCGCGCCCGAGGAGACCCGCAAGGTCGAGTACGTCCACCACGCCAAAGCCATTGAGCTGGGCAACCTCTGGGAGGAACTGGGCCGCAAGCCCCTCCTCTGCGCGTACGAGTTCAAGCATGACCTGACCACGATTAAACACTACTTCAAGGAGCAGTACAAATTTGAGCCCCGCTACATCGGCGGCGGCTGTTCGACCGAGGAGGTCCAGCAGTCAGTGGAGCAGTGGAACGCTGGGGACCTCCCGATGCTGCTCGTCAATCCGCAGAGCGCCGCGCACGGACTGAACCTCCAGACCGGCGGGCATCACTTGTGCTGGTATTCCCTGCCGTGGAGTCTGGAACATTACTTGCAACTCAATGGCCGCCTCTGGAGACAGGGGCAGGAGCAGGGCGTGTTCATCCATCACCTCATCGCGGATAAGACCATCGACGAAGTGGTGTTCAAGGCCATCGAAGACAAGAACTCAACGCAACTTAAACTCCTCTCATACCTACGGGACTACCGACGATGAAAAAGACAATCGAAGAGCGCTTTGAAGAGAAGGTTGACCGCTCCGGCGACTGCCACCTGTGGACCGCGGGTACCAACGTGGCGGGCTACGGGCGGATCCACTTCGCGGGTGCGGCTGTCCTGGCCCATCGCGTCGCAGTGGAACTTGACGGGCGGGAGATCCCCGAGGGGATGGGCGTTATGCACACGTGTGATAATCCCCCTTGCGTGAACCCCGCCCATCTGGTAGTATGCACGCACGCTGAGAACATGGCGGACATGAAGGCCAAGGGGAGAGGCAACGCAGGAAAGACATTCCCCAACGCTACCGGGAACCGGGGCGAAAAGAATGGCAGCGCCAAGCTGACCGAGGCGGACGTGAAGCGGATCCGCTATGAGATCCGCAACTCCACCAAGAGCCACTCGCAGATCGCCGAGATGTTCGGTGTCTGCCAACAGACCGTCTCCAACATCCACACCGGAAGGAACTGGAAATGAACCGGAAACGCGTTCATGAGCTGCAAGAGAGTGCCCAGGCGAGCGCTGACAGCGCGCTCCGTGCGCTGAACTGCGCCTTCCCAGTGGAGGTGAAGATCGGCCCCGCGGACGATGGCTGCCAAGGCACCTTCCACCCGGAATGGGTGGAGGACAAGGGCATGATGCGCGGGCTCAAGGGCCACATCATGATCGATGACTTCTCGAAGCTCAAGAAGGACGAGCTTGTGGAGATGCTCGTCACCCACGTACTTATCCACGAGCTGGCCCATGCGCTTCAGTTGCGCATCTGGGAGCTGCAGGAGGACGAGGACGGCGAGTGCAAGGAGCGAGACACGGACCACGATGCGGAGTTCGGACTGAAGTTCGCAGAGGTCTACAGTCACATCATGGAAGACGGTCTTTCTGAAGCATACGCCAAATTAGGCTTGACAGCCGAGAAGCGAGAGGCTATAATCGCTTCATTGACCGAAGCCATCGAAAAGGACGCAAAATGACCGACTGCATCGTGATCTTAGGGGCCGCTGGAGCAGGGAAGGACACGGCCGCCGAGGCCATCCAGGCCCGCCTCGCTACACCCGCGAGCCCCATCAGGAACCTCAAGTTCGCCGCGCCCCTCAAGGACATGTGCGCCCAGCTTTTCGGCTGGGACCGCGTCCGCCTGGACACGGACCTGGAGTACAAGGAGACCGCAGCGTTCTACCCCGACGGCTCGCCCTGCATGGAGATCGCCGGTGAGGTGCAAACCCGCCGCCAGATGCTCCAGGCCCTGGGCACCGACATTTTCCGCAATCAGGTCAATGACAGCATTTGGCTCCAGGCCGCCATGCAGGAGGCCGCAGCAAGCGAGGGCACGGGATACTTCGTCGCCACCGACTGCCGCTTCCACAACGAACTGGAGTTCATCAAGAACAACTTCGACAACGTCCTCGTGATCCGCGTAGAGCGGGAGGGCGACGGCGGCACGGCAGCTTCGGCGCACGTGTCGGAGCGGCAGGCCCAGGAGATCGAAGTGGACCTGACGATCAGCGCCCCCGCGGGGGACGTTGAGGGACTCCAGGACAACGTGGTCCAGGCGGTCCAGCACTGGATCGAAGTCACCGCAGCATAAGAATAGGAGAACGTCATGAGCCTCAAGAAGCAGATCCTAGACCTGGAAGAGTACCTGCGACAGATCCGTGGCAAGCTCGACGCCTCAGTGGAACTGACCGGGCGCAACTCCGACCGCAGCCTGATCCTCAAGCGTGAGTATGAGGGCACCAACCGCCGCATCCAACGCCTCGTGCAGGAAAGCATCACGCGATGAGCACCCACAAGCCGGGATACAAGCATTCCATGCGCACCGAGTTGCTGCTTCTGGCAGCCTCGGGCGTAGCGGGCTTCTACCGCGCCACGTGCAGACCGCGTTCAAGGTCGTTCGGGCCGCGAACCAAGTCTCCAAGGCCGTGAACCGCGTCATGTCCGCAGCCATGCACAAGGGGCAGATGTGAGCCCCATTCTGGAACTCTTCGTCTGGATCCTCGGCGTGATCTTCGAAAACGAGGAGGCCGATACCTGCCTATATTCTGCCGGAGTGTACGAGTTGTGCGTTGGGGGCGGAAACCCCGTCCCGGAGTTCCTGGACGATGAGTACTTCCCCGTGGAGGGGACGGACGTAGCCGTTACTATTGAGAGGAAGTTCTGATGTTCCAAGCATTCATCACCTCACCCGCCCCCTTGGGGATCGCCGCCCTCCTGTATGTCATGCAGTCCTATGGGTACGCCTCGAAAGGGGACTACGGCATGGCCCTGGCCATCGGAGCTTACGCCGTGTCCAATGTGGGCTTCATCATCTCTTACCTGACTTTTGGCCCCAAGTGACCCTCTGAGTTGCCCTGTGAGGCGACTTCTCCTCCTTACCCTTCCGGGTACCCACCTGGAACTTGGAGCTACCCCCATGGACCGCAACGAGAACGGCGAGGCCGGACCGTGCCGCATCTGTTACGTGGTGCCCGATGACCGCCACATTGTCCACTGGACCCCGAACCGTCCCACGCAGGAGCTGAGATTCTACGTTCCGCCCCCGGAAGGAAATCCGTTCAAGTGACTTCCTTCGAAGACCGAATAGACCGCTCCGGCGACTGCCACCTGTGGACCGGGCACATCAACGCCAAGGGCTATGGCACGTTCACGGCTAAGGGCAGGACCTGGAAGGCTCACCGCCTCGCTCTGCACCTGGAAGGCCAGGACGTATCGGGGAGGGTGGTAATGCACTCGTGCGATGTACGGGCCTGTGTGAACCCAGATCACCTGTCTCTGGGGACCGTGGCGGACAACAACGCCGACATGCACCAGAAGGGCCGGAACAACCAGCCCAAAGGCGATGACCACTATATGCGCCGCAGGGCAAGATCGGAAAATAGGCACAAAAAAAAGGCACCTAGCCGTTAAGCTAGGTGCCTTTTTGTGTTATAGGGCCCGGGAGCTACTTGCTCCCAGACCCACGGTCCTCTGGACTAAACCCCCGAATAGTCCAGAGCCGTCCTAATTACTTGGTCTTGCCAATGATCTTCTCGAAAGTCCTGAGACCGCCGAGGCCGAGCATTGCCGTCACGAGGGACGTCATGCTGTCCAGGGGGAGCTGCGGGCCGGGAGTGCCGGTCCACCATTGGAAGATGGGGTTGATGACGAAGGCGAGAGCGAGTCCCGCTCCACAGGTCCAGCCGATGGCGGGACGCCATCCAGCAACGAACGTGGATCGGTGAGTGGCTTCTGCCTTGTTGAGTTCAATCTGTGCAAGTCCGGGGTTCAGGGCGAGGGCGGCCAGTACAGCCTGCTTGTCCATCCGCTCTTCGTCCGAGGTGAACAGCTGGTCAATGACGTTGCCAATGACCTCGACTGCGGGAACTGCGCCTGCGATTGCTAGGGGTAGCATAGGGGTTACTCCTTGATTTCAAAGTGAGGGTAGTCACGGAAGCGCTCGTCCCGCATTCGCTCGTCCTGGTCCCAATCACCGCCCCAGCGGATGACGTTACCGTAGCCGAGATCGTGCGACACTGCCCGGATGATTCCGGCCAGATAGACGAACGCTTCCGTATCGTCCCAGTCGATAGGCCACGGAGCAATGTCCACTGCCTGACTAGGGGTCGAATTGTGTTTACTCTGGCCCCAACGGGCCTGACTTTTCTTTGCGAGGTACGCGCGCTCCTGGGCGATTCTGCCCCGGTGCCCGCAAGTAATCGTGAAGTCTACGATCCCAATGGCTCGGTTCAGCACTTCTTGGATTCGAGGATCGCACTGGGCGAGCCGTTTCCTGGATGAGCTTCCGAATGATGCCATTGAGATCTCCTGTCTATGCCATCGTCCTGATCCAGTTGAGCGCGAGCCCAAGGATGTTCAGGAGCGCAAACCCCACTGCGATAGTGGTGTTCAGGCGTGTCTTGAGAGTAGCAAGGCCCAGCTGTTGCTCAAGGACCTTCTCGTTCAGCAAGTACGTGACCTGCTTCTGGTTGCGAAGGCTGTGTCGCAAATCAACGATCTGCGACATCATCTCTCCGACTTCTCTCTCCGATAGTTTTGTGGTGGTCTTATCCATATGACAGGACCCTCCTTCCTAAGGGGGTAGGGGGGAGACTTACACTACCGGGGGCCCGAAGGCCCCCGGGAGTTCCTGTCAGTCGCCCAGTACGGTGAAGTCTCGCCGGATTGTGGCGCGACTGGCCTGGGCGGACGTGTCGTTGCTTGAGTTGTGTGCCCATATGAGGGCATAGCCACTGAAGGTGTTGACCGAGGGGCCAACCCATGCCTTGAGGACCGAGAGATCCGCATGGGTCAGGGTCCCAGTTTGGGTACCTGCGCCGGTGTTGGCTATTGTGTCCGTGCGGAGTGTCTGGTAGTTGCCCACACCAGAGTCGATCTCAAGCACCCACTGTATCTTGTACTCGTGGTAGGACCCGGTGGCAGAGGTCTCATCCTGGAACAGGACCTTAGCTTCGGTAGGCTGCGTGCCCTGGTTGGTCCAGCCAAGTACGATGTCGTTCGCGCCGCAGTCTACGTCATGGCTTGCCACTCCCGGGAGGGAGCCGTTGACCGTGATGTTGGAGGGGCGCAAGGGCCTCTCATACCGGCGAAGCTCGGACTCGGTCACGCTCTTCACGCTGACCACATCATCGTCCAACTTCCCGGCAGGGGAGCTAGAGATGTGCTTGAAGTTGGTGCTCTGGAACGCACATGCGGTTTGGTTGATCGGGAGCGGCTGCGTGGTCATAAACCAGGCGCGGTCCCCGTGCGCGTGTTCGGTGATGTCCGTGTCCAGGAGCCCGCGATGAACGCCGGTGATGCCAGCGACCCATACGCCGCTCTCGACCTGAGTACCATACGTATCGAAGGCGTACTTCGCATGCCGCGAGAAGGTGTTGGTGTCGATCTCCGCCACTTCCAGGGAAACGATCCCGGTGTACGCCATGATCTCGTCGCCCATGCGGAAAAGGCCTTGGCCTGACTCCCGGATCTCAGCTACAGTCTGCGTGCGGATTGCTCCGGGTACGTCGAAGGACGGGAAGGAGATGACGGGAGCCTCGGGGCCCCAGAATGATGCCATCCCCGGGAGGGAGCCGACGGTGGACTGGAGGTGACCCCTGTAGCGCCACGTGCACCCTGCATCGCTGACGATGAGGGGGGTGCCCGAAGGTGTCCACCAGCCATAGTCGGGTCCGTTGCCGGGCTGGATGGTGATGTCATAGTTTGAACTCACTCCCGCCTGGATGCAGATGTAGACCTGATCGCCGCCACTAGCGTCGCCGCTGGTGCCCTGGCCCTTGTTGTTGCCGGGCTGGGCGTAGTCCTGGTTCCTGACCACGTCGCCCACGCTGTAGGCGGAGCCCCGCTTCCACTGAGGCCATTCGCCGTTCTCGACGAAATCGTCGGCCTTCGCGATGAGAGGATTGACCTTCTCGCGAGAGGAGTCCCACTCTCCATTGAGCATGGTGGAGGAGGAATGCGTGAGCATACTGTCAGTGTACTGTACGGCCCCACTGTCGAGGAAGTACTCCAGGGCGGAGGGCTCCTCGTGCAGGATTTCGAAGTACCCATCTGTCTTGCTGCCCGCAACCAGATCGTGCCGGGCGCGGGGAGCATCGTCAACGTCCACACCGAAGTAGTTGTACTCCCAGGCAGTGAGGCCATCGAGTTCAAACAGGGTGGGGAGGGTGGGTAGGGCAGTGACAGCCTCGTGCAAGGATGCAGCCCCACCAGTGAAGGTGGCGGTCAAGGGGGTGGAGTAGATATCTTCCAGGCCCTTGAGGACAACAACAGCGTTGGATGCGTTGCCGCGACTTACTTCTGCGATGCGAACGATGGTGCCGCTGAGGCCGTAGTCCTCGTCCGTGACCTTGATCACATCTCCGGGGTTCAGGAGAGAGCCGTCGCGGTTGGTCTTGATAGTGATGGCCACCAGGGGGACAGAATGCTCGGAGAGCGTACGCTGTGCCAGGAAGGCCGCGGAGGTCGAATCGCGACACCCCGGGAACTTCTTTTTGACCTGATTGTGCTGGCCCTGCTGCATGGCAATGTTGCCCATATCGTGAGCGACTGCCGAAGTGTTCTTGAAGTCATCCTGCCAGTCGACATAGTCGACCAGGGCGGAGTTCTGGGTCTTGGTCCACGAGGACCGCGTCACGGAAGTGACCTCTATGATGTTCGTCTGGTCGAATACGGGGATGGTCTCCTCATCGTAGTCTTCTCGGACGAGCGTGATCTTGAATTTCCCGTCGAAGTCCTGGAACATGAAGGCGTTGATCGTGTTGAGGATCTCGCCGATGACCTTCTCGGCCTTCTCCGAGTTCTGGATGAGGTAGCTGAAGCCCATGTTCTCCGCGGCGCAAGTGTTCGCTGCGTCCACGAAGGACGCGGTGTCGACCAGGAGGGAGCTGATGCCAAGGCCGTAGTCGACATTGGTCAGGAGGGCGTAGATGATGTTCATCGGGTTGGCGTCGCCATGGCCCGTGGGGGCCTGGGTGTTGACGCGCTCCCGGTTCGCGGTGAGGTTAAGAGGGTTGGGGTAAGAGTGGACCACAACGGACCAGTCGCCGATGGTGGTGCGCTCTCCAACGTACCCACCTTCCCATACGAGATGGGCGAGGCCGGGGTACCCGGGGACCAAGTCACCTTCGGTGGTATTGGTCTGCAGGTACGAGTTGGGGTTCTGTGTGGAGTTGCCGTTGTATAGGCGGAACGTGCCCTGCACGCCTCCGCCCTTCTTGTGTCCACCTTCCAGTTCGGGCTTGTCGATGAAGTAACTGACGCCTGCTGCGTCGCCATCATCGGTGAGTCCCGTGACCGGAACACCTTCCTCGCCTGCGACCATAACGTCTCGGATCTGGACGCGACTGATCTCATCGATGGGACCTGCGCATAGGGCGAGGTCGAAACCGACGTAGTACTTCCATGCGGTGGTCACGATCTTGGTCTTGAACCATCCGCCAACGTCCTCATGGACCGGGCGGGCGCGGAGGTCCCCGTACCAGATAAGGTTGGGGCCGGTCAGCCGGTTAGTGCCGAAGGCCAGCGGGATGCTCCGGTTCTCCATGTTGGTAGGAAAACCGAACTCGTCCATGCCACCCTTTTTGGCGTCTTCGATGTCGGGCGTCGGGGCGAGCAGCATGGATAGCAAGGACATTGCTACCATCATGATGATCATTGAAATGGGGTCCATGGGGGTTGACTCCTTTATCCGCCGGGGTTCTCGTTGAGGATACCAGTGGCGAACGGGTTGCTTGTCGGTACGAAGGGGAAGCCTCCGTAGTTAACTACGTTGTCGAACTTGTCTCGGCAGACCTGAACCGCATGGGTGCAGCCTGCGAACACGGACACAATGTCGCCGATGCCAATGCCTTGGAAGGGGAGGCTTACGGTCGAGGTGTGTCCGACTCCGTCATAGGCCCGGATGGTACGAGACTGGGTGCCGTTGGGGGCTGACCAGCTCATAAGACCACCGTGGAAGAACAGAGCGTCGCTGGCAACCTTGGCTGCCAGATCATCTCCGACCCAGTTGATGTCGGTTACGAGATCTAGGTCTAGGCCATCGTTACCAATGGCGGTGACGGCAGCGTCTACCCGGTACTCTTCCTTACTGACTTGGCAGAGGGAATCGTAGAGTACGTGCTGGCAGGACCAGGAGAACCCTCGACGGGGTACCGATCGCGCCATCCTGGATGCGATTGTGGTCAGGGACACCTTTGCGAGGTCGCCTTCGAACACAACTCCGTTCACTTCGCCCGAGAAGTATGAGACAAATTCGGGGGCGACGCCGTCGGTGCTGTGGCCTCGGTAGATGGTGCAGGTATCCGGGAGGGGAGGCTGCCCGACGATGTACCGGAGAACGTAGGGGTGGGTCCGGGGGAAGGTCAGAGTGATGTTCCCGGAGGAGGCGTTCTTGCTGATCTTCGGGGACGTACGGGAGATGTTAGCGGGAACGTACAGGTTGCCGTCGAAGTCAACGTCTCTCTGACCGGTGGTCAGTGCGAACTTCTCGGAGCCCAGGTTCTGGGTGAACAGGTATAGTTCTACCGGCTGCCCGGACTCAGTGGAGGTCTCTTGGACTGAATAACTCATTGCTTGACTCCTCTGATGGCCATCTTGGTCTCGGCCCTGCCCTGCCCATTATGGGAGATCTTGAACATGTCATCCGCGAATCTCGCGAGGACGAGGAAGCACACTTCCACCATATCGTCCGTGTTGACCGCGACGCCGAAGTTGGCGTCGATGGTGAGGGTGTCGATGCTGTTGATCGAATCATTCGTGGCCGAGGTGATCTCTCGGTAGAATACGGTGCCGTCGTTCAGCGTAATGCGGATGTGGTTCCACGGCTCTGTGACGCCCATGTGGTTGACGTAGCCTGTGTCGATGAACTGTATGTCCGTCTCTCCTGCTCCAATGAGCGTAGCGGGAGTCGGGGTGAGGTCCTTGCGGTTAGTGGGAAGCCAGAAGGTTCGCTGCTGGCCCTTGGACCAGTAGAAGAACTTCCGAAGAGCCATAATGTCGGCCATGTCCTCAACGTCCCACATCTTGCTCGTGATGGGGCGGGTGGGGCGGTTGATGATGAAGTCCCGAAGCCCGGTATTGCTGTCCACGGTCTTCATGTCCGACTGCCAATTCTCCTTGAGCTGGCCGCCTTCAATGAGATGCTCATCATCCAGGACGGGGGCGGACAGGTACGTGGTCGGGTACAGGTCGTTGACTTCCAGGGTACTGGTGTCCTCTGTAGAGGTCCAGTTGACGTC